TCGTTAACAACCGTGCAGTCTTTACCCAGTCCATCATCAACACAACATGTTGCTCTGTTATTTCAAAGTGTGTTTTGTAAGCACTCCTTGCTATGATGTTCCAACCTTCGGCAATGCGCGTGTGGTTATCGAATGCATCTCCATAGTCCTTGGCCCTCTGTCCGTTGACCAACTCGTTTGCCTTGTCCAAGATTTCATTGCGTTTCATTGTCTTGTTTCCTTTTTGTTGGGGCGTCTCTTCGGACGTAGGCTGGTCTTCATTGGTTCTGGATGGGAGTATGAATAGAAAACATGTTGATCTACCCGTACTATTCTATACAATTTGCTCCGCCATATCGGGCGCACGTTTACAGTATGGTAGTGATCGGCATCGCTGTACGGTAGGATGCTAGGGTTCTTTAGTATCTCCTCCGCTAAGTTCTTGGATTTGTCCCACGCCTCTTGGTCCTTGGGTGTAGGTACTTTACCTTTCCTAACAAAAGAAAACTGTCGATCTTGCATGACCACATCACACAGTGTCGAGGGCCATCGTTTCGATTCCACCCTGTTCACTATAACTTTGGCAACCATGAGTTGGGCTTGTAGAGATTCACCTCTTGCCTCATGGTATAGAGCTAGTGCTAAACACATTCCTGATATCATAATTCGTACCTATACCTTTTGTCTGTATCCAATATGTGTAGTTCTTTCTTGGCCCTTGTTACCCCTACATAGAACGCTCGATGCTCATCGTCTGGGTACTTAGATTCCATGCATGCCTTGGTTGATGCCAAGAACACTAGGCAGTTGTCATCCTCCCCGCCCTTCATAGCATGGAAGGTGGACAGCTTGATCCTAGGCGGCTGGGTGATGGACTCACCGCGGCGCTCGATCGCTTGCACATACATCTTATCGTCGTTTCCTAGACGCACAACATCCATGGCATCACGGGTTCTCTCACACTCCAGGCCATAGTCTTTGTACAACGCATCGATGTTCAACTCACCAGTAGGATCCGCAGCATCTAGCAGGTTGCCGGCGCCGCGCTTAACCACCTTGAAGTCTCCCTGCTTGGGCACAACTTCGTACATCTTTTTGATGCGATCGACAGCTACCATGTCTCCAGCTTGTAACTCTCTCCAAGTTTGAATAGCCCGACCAACCTCAGTCTTAATCGATGGGTGCCCCTTCATAGAGTAAAGATACCCAGCTTCTCTAATGGTGTCAGCAAACTCTTTAACAAAACTGTTGGTCCGCGCCATGATAGTCCAAGACCCTTGGTGAATCGGCACACTGTCCAAGGTCAGGTGGTAATCGACAACGCCATCCTCCTCGGTGGGGTAGAACTCTTTCTCAAACCGTGTCTGGATGCGCTTAACTATTTGCTGGGATAGGTCGAACACACGTTTGGGTAGGCGGTATGACTGAGATAGTATCTCTACATTGTCAGTCACACTCATAAACTTTTTAACATCGACACCTGTCCACCGGTGGATAGCTTGGTCATCATCACCCGCATAGACAACACGATCGGCATTGGATCTCATGTGGCTAACCATCTCCCACTGAAGGGGCGTAAGGTCTTGAGCCTCATCGATGAACAGTAACTGCAAACGTGGAGGAGAATGCATTAGGTATTGCTCGATCATATCAGGGAAATCCACCTTCAAGTTCTCAGCCTTATACGACATCACCGCATCATGGATCTGTTTCATCTTACTGAAGTGCATGTTGTAGTCTTCAGCTTCGTTAAACTCTTCCGCCAAAGAACACATACGATACCGTGACCGGTCTATCATCTGGATGTACTTGCTGCCGTCACCGCCCACTGATGCTATCAGGATGCCATCGTCCGGAGATTTAGAATCAACTCCCTTAAAGGATATACCCAAGGTTCTGCCCAGCGCATCCCAATCCTCTGGGGACAGCATGTCAGTACGGGACAGGCCAAGCGTCCTAAAGGCCGCTGAGTGCAGGGTACGAAACCAAGGCAGTTGTTTAGCCTCTAAGTTAAACCTTGCACAGGCACGGCTCTGTGCTTCCTCTACAGCCTTCTTGGTAAAGGACATGAAGCCTATCTCTTCGGGCGTTGTACCTTGGGCCAGTGCATCCTCAACCATCTTCATCAGGCTGTGGGTCTTGCCGCAACCTGGCGGTCCTAGGAGTAAGAGATCACTCGTCAAGGTGCTTGCCCCGTGGACGGTCTTTCAACCAGTCGCGCACCTCTTGCTCGACCCACCGGCTGGCAGTATTCTTAGCGCCATCGTTCTCACCCAAGATAATAGGTTTAGGAAAGTCACTGTTGCTGACCCACTTGTATATAGTGGACCGCGATACACTCAACCATTCGCTTAGTTCTGCGATACGCATGAGTTTCTCATCAGAAGGGAATGTCATTTTCTATCTCCACGTTTTGTAATGCTGTTTCATTTTCAAAGGCTGGGACCCACCAGACTCTAATGGTAGATAACTTTCCATCCTCTTTCCTAATAGCTTGATGACCGTAGCAATCGGTGCCACTGTTCATGTTTTTTATTTGTTCTTGGATCTCGGCCCTGTTGTATTCAGTAAAACCTCTGTTCTTTAGGAACTGTGTTATCCCGCTCATTGTAAACTTAGTAAGGCCGTCCTCGGTCCAAGGCTTGCCCATAGATATTTCTTCTGGGGCAACGGCTCGGATGCGGCTGGTGCAATAGTTGGTAAGTAGTTCCTTGAACTGACCACTGATCGTAAGTTCTTCGGGAACCTCCATCTTAACAGACTTAGACATCAGCCCGTTGACCATCTGTTGCCAGTCGTTGGCCTTCATCAGAGGGGGCATCATACTTAACTGATCCATGCATGACCGCTGCCACAACGTCTGGTTCTGCAACTGTTCGACAGTAAGCTGTAGTCTCTGTCCGTCAACGTCCATGAAATACATCCTGGGTTCGGACAACATGATCGTTAGACCACCAACATCCGGCGCATCAGGGGCGCTGCTTCCTATACCAAACGGTCTGGACTTACATATCTTCTTGTCGCAGTGATCCTTTAGTGGGCAGATTTCACACTGAAGAAAGTAATCCTTCTTCATCAGGGACTTTTGCAGATCAACAATCTCACCGGCCTCTAAGGCTGGGCTGCATAGCATGCGGTTGTATTCTTCGTGGTGCTTCTTCCAATCGTCAGGCCACTTGAACCTGCAATACACACCCACGTTAAACATAAAGATGTTGCGGAACTCGGTCACTGCACCTTGGCTTGCGATAACCTCCAAGCAATAAGGTCCGTCCGTAAAGTGTGATCGCTCTCCACCAAAGGACATAGCATCTAGGTCCGAAGCGGACACTCTAGCCTTGCCTACTGCCTTGTGGAACTGGGCCATGGTCATCGACTCACCCTTGGCATCCAAGGCATAGCGAGTTGTGATGTCTCCACCGAAGTATGGCATGTTGATAAAGTTACCAACGTCCCCTCGATCAGCAAGGATCTTGTCCTGCTTGGGGAATATCTCACAGCCACTATAGCCCAGCGCAACAGACATCTCGGTCAGGTACTCACGCACCAGTGCCGCCGGCTCCCAATCCTTGGTAAACAAATAAAGGTGGGCGCCGCCTGACTTAGACCTACACATAATCAACGGCAGCTTCATCTCATGAACCTTATCGTTCAGAGCTTTTAAATCCAAATCATAGGTATCAATATCAAGAGCGCCAAACTTACACATGTTGTCTTGGGTAATAGGGATGGAGCCCACGCCCATCTTGCCTTCGATGTGTTCCTGTATCTTTTCTTCTGTAAGTGCGCCCCGAACAACGCGGCTATCAGACTCGGCCTTGCCGTTCCTACCGGTACGACCAACAACAGTTGTCCCGTGCGCCGCACCCGATCCCTCGAACGCTTCTATTAATTTCTTTGCATCTGACATTAGTAATCCCTCAGATAAAAATAAAAGGGGTAGATCTTTTCTACAAGAACTACCCCCTCGTTATTTAAAACGGTATTTCATCCTCGGTGACATCTGAGTTATTCTTTTTAGACTCAGTCTCTTCAGTCATGGCCTTGGCTTCACCAGTTTCTACGCTCATTCGAAACTTCTTAGCTTCGTTTCTTAGAACTGGATTCTCTACTACACCCACTTTGGATACAGCATAGTTAGCGTAAGGCTGACCTGCCTTATTAGAATCTGAAACGGCCACCACTTTCCACATTGTGCTGAACAAAGATAGCACTTGCATCTGTCCAGTCTTAGGATTCTTCGCCTTGTTCATAGCGATCATGGACTTCCACCGCTTTGAAACTTTCATTTGAGAAACCTTCATGTCAATAACAACAGGCATGTAGTCCTCATCTTCAGTGATCAACAGGCAGAAATAACAGTCCGCAATCTGAAGATGGTTCCCGTTAGGAAGGATCTCAGTGTTACCATCCCTCCTGCGTTGGGCAATAGCAGGATCGCTTTGATCTAGGTCTTGTACGAAACCACCACGATCAGGCATCCACTCAGTGTATTTGGTAACGACGTAACAAGGGATCACATTGATGCCCGTTTCCCCAGGATACACCTCATTGGTAAGGTTGTTGAAGATATCACCTTCATCCAATCCGTCAATGTACTTGGCCTCTTTCTTCTTTAGTTCCGGAGACATCGCTTGTGCTAAACGAATGTACGGTATGATCATCTCATCGGCGCTAAAGGTTGTACCCTCATCGCCATCTGCAAAGACATCACTCATAAAGTCTGTGCTTAACTCTGCACTTTTTTTCGTAGCTACTTGATTACTCATTGTTCTTTGCCTTTCTAATCGCATCATCTTGACGCTTCATGTCCGCTTCAATCGCATCGTCTTCGATGGACCGTTCGATCAAGTCATCTTCACACGCTTCCTCAAAACCCCGAGTAGATTCATCATTGTCCATGGAAGCACCATACTCATCGGTGTGGTCTTCATCTTCCATTTCCTCTAACATCTTCTGCTTATACGCTCCCATTATGTTTTCCTCCGGATATGTGCTGCGTTGGCTACGAATGCCCCGAACATGTCGAGGTCTACTGGTTTCCCTGCGGTGATGCGCTCTTTGATGAACGCCTTGAGTGTGCTGGGATGAACGTGGGTCTTGGTAGTAGGATCAAAACCTTTTGCTTGCAGGATACCAACGACATCTCCAGCAAGATTGTCCTGTCCCTTACCAAAGGAACAAGTGATGTCATTCTTAATGATGTCATCAAGATTGTTTTCCCGTAGCCAACCGAACGCTTGGTCTTTGTTGGCGGCTGGGATAGATGCATGTATCATAAGCTTACGCTCGACACTGAGACCGTCTACATCAATACGTTCAACACCCATTTCATCCATCAAGGATGGGATGTTTTCCACAGAGAGCCTATGCTTCTCTGCTTTTAAAGACTTGAGATGCTGTTCTGCATCCTCCATCTGTCTCTCTACTTCTCTTAGTTGTTTGACCAGGGTGCTGAGTTGCTTCCCTGTCTCGTTGTTGACATCAGCCAGTGCGTGGCCTTCGTCAAACATGTCTTCAAATATATCTGTCATAAGTATTCCCTCTTCAGAGTTGTGGTTGACACACAACAAGTGGTGTGCAAGAACTACGATACAGGAGGAAACAGATGACTGTCAACTATAAATATAAAACTGTACCATATGATCACCAAAAGACTTCCTTGGACGCTGCCGGAGATAAAAAATCATTTGGCTTCTTCATGGAGATGGGGACCGGTAAATCTAAGGTGCTGATCGACAACCTCGGTCAGCTATTTACAGACGGCAAGGTTAATTTCGCTCTGATCATCGCACCGAAAGGTGTGTATAGGAACTGGGTAGCCAAAGAAATACCACAGCACATGTCGGATGACGTACCGCATCGCATAATCAGGTGGGTGTCCGTTGGAAACAAGAAGCAACAGGCTGAAGTACAGTCAGTGAAGGAACCATTCGCTGGCCTGACCATCTTTGTTATGAATGTTGAAGCGTTCTCCACAACCAAAGGCCAAGTAGCAGGCAAGTGGATGGCTAAACATTGTGGTCAGCACGGCATGATCGCGGTCGATGAGTCAACAACTATAAAGAATAGTAAGGCCAAGCGGACCAAGGCACTCATAAAGATTGCCGAAGGGTTTCAGTACAAAAGATTACTGACCGGCTCACCAATAACCAAATCACCTATGGATATCTATGCACAAGCAGAGTTCCTCGGCCCTGGATTGCTCGGATACGATTCGTTCTATGCATTCCAAGGTCGGTATGCTGTGCTGCAACGCAGAACAATGGGGGCCCACGCCTTCCAACAGGTGCTGGGATACAAGAACCTTGATGAGTTGACCGGAAGAATAGACCGGTTCAGCTATCGGGTGTTGAAGAAAGATTGCTTGGACCTGCCTGACAAATCATACACTGCTAGGTACGTTACACTGACAACAGAACAGGCGAAGATGTACGACGACATACAACGTCAAGCACTTTTGCTACTGGACAATGGAGAGTTGGTCACTGCACCGGCAGTAATCACCCAGCTACTAAGGCTACAGCAGATTATGTCTGGGCATCTGAAGTCTGACGACGGTACGATGATGACGTTCCCAACACGCAGGATGGATGCGCTGCTGGAAATCATGGAAGAACATGACGGCAAGGCAATCATCTGGTCCAGGTTTCGTCATGATATAAAAGAGATCACAGCTACGTTGAACAGAACCCTCGGTGATGGGTGCGCTGCCTCGTACTTCGGGGACACTGGCGATGATGAGCGCCAAGATATTGTTACCAACTTTCAGAATCCTAATCATCCCCTCAAGTTTTTCGTGGGGAATCCAGCTACCGCAGGGTACGGCTTAACTTTGACCGAGGCTAACCTTGTGGTATACTATGCCAATGACTTCAACTTGGAGACTCGTATCCAAAGCGAAGACAGGGCGCACCGAATCGGTCAGAAAAACCCTGTCACTTATGTCGATCTAATCAGTGAAGGTACACTCGATGAGCGTATCGTTAAGTCTCTTAGATCTAAGATTGACATCAGTGCAAAAGTTCTTGGAGAGGATGCTAGAGAATGGCTGACACTAAAGCCGGCGAAATAAAACATGACGCCGCAATTGAAACGATGGTTGATTACAAACGTGGACTTCGAAACCTGGACACTGGTTCTAAGATCCTGTCTTTGCAGACAGGACTAGACGAGGATATCTCGGCACTGATCTTGAAGTCCATGAAGCGTGACAACGTAACCCAGATCCGCGGCTATAGTAAGGAGCCGGATAGACTTCGCAAATCAAAGATTGGAAAATCAAATGAACCTAAAAGATAACTTCGAATGCCGTCATGACCAGATGAAAGCAAAGTTTGCAGAGTTTCATAGTGAACATCCGGAGGTCTACCGTTGGGTAGCACAGTTCACGTTTGAATTGATTCACCGTGGGTATCAAAACTACTCTATCGATGGTGTGTTAATGCGGGTGCGCTGGGAGAAGGACATCAACTACGATACGTCCACTGGATTTAAGATCAACAATAACTACTCAGCGTTCTATGCTCGTATGTTTATGGAAGAGTTCCCAGATCACGAAGGGTTCTTCCGGACACGCAGACAAATTAGTTTGATGACGCCTGCAATTAACCGAGACGAACTAACGCCAGAGTTCTTTGATG